GTCACACTCAACTACAGCCTACAAGCACTGGAGCACATGAATGACAACTTTGAACAGGTGTATTTTATTCCCGGCAATCACGATCTGTATTATCGAGACAACCGAGACATACAAAGTGTAGAGTGGGCCAAACATCTTCCTCGGGTGCAGATATGCAACGACTGGTTCAGTAGCGGCAATGTCACTATTGCACCTTGGTTGGTGGCTGATGATCATAAACGTATTCCCAAACTAACGGGCAAGTACATGTTTGGGCACTTTGAACTGCCTGGTTACTTGATGAACGCTCAAATTGAAATGCCCGATCACGGCGAAGTTCAACGAGAAGACTTCACTGGCTTTGAACATGTGTTTACCGGACACTTTCACAAGCGACAGACCAAGAAGAACATTACCTACATTGGCAACTGTTTTCCACACAACTATGCCGATGCCGGCGATGATGATCGCGGCATGATGATTCTGGAATGGGACAAGGAACCTGAGTTTCATGCCTGGCCAGATCAACCCAGATATCGTGTGTTTGGCCTCAGCAATGTAATTGATAACGCTGCCACTATCCTGGCACCAGGCATGCATGTGCGTGTGCAACTGGACATTGAGATTTCATACGAAGAAGCCAACTTTATCAAAGAAACATTTATCAAAGACTACGGACTTAGAGAGATGGCCCTGATACCCAACAAGTCCAGTTCAGTGGATACAGACATGGCTCCCGGAGAGATCAAGTTTGAAAGTGTAGATCAAATTGTCACGGATCAGATCACCAACATTGAAAGTGAATTCTACGACAACCGACTGCTGTTGAAAATCTATCAAAATCTATGAGCTCATTAAATTGGAGAACCACGCAACTAGGTACAGATCTTTGTGATCAAGATCTGTTGATTAAACAACTAATAGGATCTTACAAAGTTAGATTGCATGGAGAAGATTGCGGATTTTATCAATTTTGTAATGTTGATCCTGCAAGCGATTTTTGTTTGATATTTTTAAATAGCCCCATGTGGCTAAGCGAGATAAAAAAACGGTGTGCAAATTTTTTGTCCTACCCAACAACTCGAGTTTATGTTGGTATAAATCGATATCAGATCAAAGGCAACGACACCAGCTATCGTTTATCTACACCGGATGTTGCGTATGGTCTACAACTGTTAGCCTGGTTGTCGGACTGTTTAAAAGAGCTGGGATTTACACCACAACAGCAAGGTCATTATGATTGTGACCGGGGAAAACACTTTAATTTTGTGCAACCGTTGACCTGGATATATGCAGAACATAAAACAGTCTAATATCACAGAACAAAATAAAACTGAGTTCATGAGAGGCATGTATCCTGTGATGCAAGACGGTCGCGAATCTCTTATTGATATCACCCAAGAGACCCATGACATTATTGCCATAGACTGTTGTGGGTGGCATTATGGTCAGGTGTTTCAAAAAAAAATAATCATGCTTGAAACATTGCTCAACGCCAAATATTTTAAATTAGGTCCAGAATGTTTTACAAAATTAATAGACGACCAAAGTGATACTCTGGTGTGGCCAAAGATACCAAATATATCTCACCCTGTTGTGTTGTTGGATCGATCTAATATCTTGAGATATCGCACCATGCCAGAACTTAAATCTGTAATACAAGATATTGTGGCCTGTTATGCACCTTCAAAGATAATCATTCGCGGACGCTTGGCAGTTATAGATGATTCCAGGCTAGGAGATCGACTACACACCTGGTTTGATTTTTTTCCTATAGATAATTATATCACGGTAAAATTCTTATACGATACTACAACCATGATTTATGTTGTTGATCTCAAGAGGTTAGTATGATACCACTGGATTTTGTGCCAGGAACCCACGGACATTTTTTAGAATACGTACTAAACAAAGCCCTTGGATTTTCGTCTGCAGATTTTGATCCTTTTACAAATTTAGGAACCAGTCATCATCGTTCAAAAGAATTCTCTGTCAACAAACAAATTGTTTGCAATCATTGGTATGAAAAAGATCCAGGCACGTTGCAATCTGCTTCCAAGATTATAAGAATAGTGTTTGAGCAAGACGATATTTTACTTGTCCACAGCGTGAGTCTCTTAAGAAATAATGATCTCAATATTGACAGCAACCAATTGCACATTGATACCGTAAAAAAATTAAACAATGCTTGTTATGCAGATACTCTACAGCACATATATCGATCCTACCCCAATGTAGATCCTACTCAGGATTTTGTGCCAAGGCATGTTCTCAGAGAATTTCACAAATTTGGATTCCGTGACCTAGAAATTAACGGTTACTGGCAAGAACTAGAACAGATGTTGTCAATTGGTCATGCCAACGAATTCAGGATCAAGTTGAAAAATATATATCAACTGGATAATTTTATAGACACCCTTGGGCATCTGGCATCGTGGTTACAGCTCACATTAGATATTGATCCGTGGTTGGCTCAATTACATTCACAGTTCATGGCCAAAATTCCGTTTATGGATCATCGTGCCATCTGTGACACAGTTATACAGGCAATTGTTGACCAAAAACACATAGAAATACCTGCACTGTCATTGCTCCAGGAAAGCTATATTAATGGTAGATTGGAAAATATATTCAAAAAAGAAATGCCGTTCTACCAAGAAAACTACTTTACATTTACAAAAGATGTGTTACACTACTTAAAGACCCAAGCACCCAACCTATGATCCAAATAAAAAATCTCACTGTTCGAAACTTCATGAGTGTTGGGGCTGCTACACAAGCTATCAATTTTGACCGCAAGGACCTTACCTTGGTCTTGGGTGAAAATCTTGACCTGGGCGGCGACGGCAGTCGCAACGGCACAGGCAAAACCACAATCATCAATGCACTCAGCTATGCCTTGTACGGCAATGCACTTTCAAACATCCGCAAGGACAATCTGGTAAACAAGACCAACAGCAAGCACATGTTGGTTAGCCTGGAGTTTGCAGTCAACGGCGCAGAATATAGAATTGAACGTGGGCGCAAACCCAATGTACTCAAGTTCTATGTGAACAACGAAGCCACTGTGGCCACTGACGAAGCACAAGGCGATTCAAGAGAAACACAAGACGCGATTGAACGTATCATGAACATGAGTCACGACATGTTCAAGCATGTGCTGGCTCTCAACACCTATACTGAACCGTTTCTAGGTCTAAAAGCCAATGATCAACGAACCATCATCGAACAACTACTAGGCATTACACTGTTGAGCGAACGTGCTGATGCAATCAAAGAACTGGCCAGAGGCACCAAGGACTCTGTAACTCAAGAAGAATTTAGAATTAGAGCAGTGGTTGAGGCCAACAAACGCATAGAAGAACAGATTGAAAGTTTGAAGCGTAGACAAGTGCTGTGGCAGAAAAAATACGACAGCGATGTAGCGTATCTTGTTGCACAATATGATGATCTAGCAAAAATTGATATTGATGTGGAATTGCTAGCTCACCGAGATCTAACCTTGTGGTCCGCAAGGAAACAACAACAGGATGCGTATACTGCGCTGATGGGTCGTCAAACTGCTTGGAAACAAAAACAAGCCAAGGACACGGCTGAATTAGAGTTGACTTACAGCCAGCTCAGCCATATTGACATCTCAGCAGAACTACAGGCACACATAGACTTGGCTGCCTATAATCAAAAATCCAAAGACATTGCTGACCTAGAAAAACTAATTGCCAGATGCGTTTCAGACGCGGCCCGAGAACAAAAGATCATTGACAAACTCAAGGCCGAAATTGAAGAACTAAAAAATCACAAGTGTTATGCGTGTGGTCAAGACTTTCATGACACCAGTCACAAAAAAGTATTAGGCACAAAAGAGAAAGCCTTGCAGGAAGCTGCATTACAGGCGTTGTCCACCAATGGTCAGTTCGTGGAAAATACAGATACCCTGCAGGCACTAGGTGACTTGGGCATCCGGCCTACCACGCACTACAAAACACAAACAGAAGCCATTCGACACTCAAGTGAACTAGAAAACATTCAGCACAAGATTGATGCCAAACGTGCAGAAACAGATCCCTATGCTGAACAGTTGACCGAACACATCCCTGTAGAAGTAGGCACACAACCAGTCACGTATTATGATACAGAAGCGCAGGCGGTTGAGCACCGTGGTCGCATGAACGCCCTGCTGACACAGATTGCCACCAAAGGTGAAGAGAAGGATCCTTATTCAGAACAGATTGAAGACATGACTCATCAGGCTCTGCAGACTGTGAGTTACGATACGCTAAACGATCTCAATCGATTGCAAGAGCATCAGGACTTCTTGCTCAAACTGCTGACCAGCAAGGACAGTTTTGTTCGCAAGAAGATTATTGATCAAAACTTGAGTTATCTCAATGCAAGACTCACACACTATCTGGATCGCATTGGCTTGCCGCACACTGTGAAGTTTCAAAACGATCTCAGTGTCAGCATTGAAGAACTGGGCCGCGAACTGGACTTTGACAATCTCAGCAGAGGTGAACGCACCAGACTGATCTTGAGCCTGAACTTTGCGTTCCGTGATGTCTGGGAAAGCCTGTACTCCCCCATCAACCTGTTGTTTGTGGACGAGCTGATTGACAATGGACTAGACACAGCAGGTGTAGAGAACGCTCTGGCCTTGCTCAAACGCATGAGTCGTGAACGTCACAAGAGTATCTGGCTTGTGAGCCACAGAGACGAACTGAGTGGGCGAGTAGAAAACATACTCAAGGTTGTGAAAGAAAACGGTTTCACCAACTACAACACCGAGGTTGAACTTGCGTAATATTCAAGTACTGCATCTGGAACCCACGGATGTGTGTCAGGCCGCATGTACCATGTGTGCCCGCGAAACTGATCCCAACTTCCGCAAAGATCGTCAGCATCATCTCACAGTGTCGCAGATTCTTGCACACTTCTCCACTGAACAAATTGCACAACTCCGCAAGATGTTCATGTGCGGATCATACGGTGACCCTGCTGCCGGCAAATATACTCTGGATATTTACAATTATTTTAGAAGTCAAAACTCCAACATTACCCTGGGCATGAACAGCAACGGTGGACTGCAAACCACACTGTGGTGGCATGCGCTAGGTACCATGTTCAATCAGCCACTGGATTATGTTGTGTTCAGCATTGACGGCCTAGCAAGCACAAACGAAACATATCGAAAGAATGTCAAGTGGTCAAAATTGATGCAAAATGCGCAGGCATTTATAGAAGCAGGCGGCTCTGCACACTGGGATATGTTGGTATACCGACACAATCAACATCAAGTCGACGAGTGCGAACAACTGGCCCGTAGCATGGGGTTTACCTGGTTTCGTGCCAAGGTCAGCCGTCGCGGATTTACAGAAAGACTCGAAGCACCTATAGGATGGCAGCTTCCTCAAGTGGTTTCTGCTCAAGTTGATTGCCATGCGCTTCGAGAACAAAGTGCATACATTGATGCACAAGGCAACATGAGTCCTTGCTGTTGGCTAGGCTCAAGACAACAAGATTTTGTTACAGATTTTGACAGTGTCCAGAGATCGTGGAATAGTCTACAACCCAATATTGTTTGTTTAGATGCTTGCGGATCCAAAGACGGCGGCACTAGCTTTAGTGACCAATGGCAAAGAGAAACAGAACTAAGAGAGGCAACTTTTTAATGTAATTTCGAACACCAGGCATAACTATACAGCAAAGGTAATACAACAGATTTTCGCATGACATGGCTTTATCAAAACACTCCAGTTGAGACACTGCCAGAAGAATGCATAGGATTTGTTTACCTGATCACCAATAATCTTTCTGGTCGCAAGTACATAGGCAAAAAACTAGCTAAATTTTCAAAAACAACTTATAAAACAGTCAAGCAAAAAAACGGCATCAAGAAAAAAAAGAAAATTAGAACCAAAATTGACAGTGATTGGCGCGAGTACTACGGTTCAAGCGAAAATCTCACTGTTGATGTCAACACCCTAGGCACCGAAAACTTCACCAGAGAAATACTTTACTATTGCACATCAAAGGCACAATGCAGTTACATTGAAGCCAGAGAACAGTTCAATC